AAGTTAACCACTACTTTACGGCTGCTCATGCTTGGTTTATTCGGAATAGCATTCCTGGTAAAACTGGCATGAAACACTATGAGCGCGTTAGCATCATGTTTGACCAAGACAATGACTTTGATACCATGAACGCGAAAGCTAAAGGGTATGAGCGTTATTCGTTTGGTTGGAGTGATCCCCGTGCTATTTGGGGTGTCAACGGCCCGTAACAGTGATTTGTTACTAGTAACACGGAGGGGGGTAAAACCCTCTTCGTGTATTACTTAAAGGAGCTACAATGAGTTTTGAACGTGAGAAAGAAAAAGGAAAGCGTCCTACGCCTTCTGTTCCCAAATGCCCTAAATAGCACTACACTCTGTAAGTTACGCTGCACAGACACAGCGTTCTATACAACATAGAACGTAACTAAAGGAGTTTTACGATGTCTACACCTACACGTTTTCCTGCTGGAGTATCAACCCAGAAAGTTAACCAAACTCTTGGTATGTTTGGTCAACCTGATCCTACTGATCCTATTGTTGACTTCCATGATTTTCAGCAATACGTTGCTGCTGACTGGACTGTTACCAACACTACTACACACGCTACCATTGGTCTTACTGCTGGTGCTGGTGGTCTAATTTCTCTTGCTGGTGGTGCCTCAAGTGTTACTGGTGACATTGCTGCAATCATTTCTAACCCGTTAGATTTTAACTTTACTTCAGGCCAACAAGTTTGGTTCTACACTGGGTTTAAAGTTACTACGGCTGCTAACGATCAAATCCAACTTGGCATTACAGCAGCTAATAGCGCCCTGACTCCTTCAGATGGAATCTATTTTAATAAAGCTGCTGGTGCTTCTACGATTGATTTTGTAGTTCGTAAGTCGTCTACGTCTACAACTCAGTCTGCTGTAGCCACTTTGGTCAATGCTACTTTTGTTCGTCTTGGCTTTTACTACAACGGTAAAGACGCAGTAGATGTGTTTGTAAACGACAACAAAGTTTACTCACAAACTGTTCTAACTAACTTGCCTACGTCAACTGCGCTGGCTCTTGCTGTTGGTCTTAAAGCTGCCGCTACTGCTCCTACGACAAGTGATCTTATTGTTGATTTCTTGATGGCCTCCCAAGACCGTGCGTACTAATTCTTAATAAGGATATATATCATGCCCGTTAACGCAAATATTAATATTTCTGGTAGCCAGAAAGTAGCAAACGTTTGGAACAGTGACCACCTTCTTGCTGATGAAGGCAGTTACTTTACAGCTCAGAACGCTACTGTTGGTACTGCTATTGCCATGACCACCTCGGTTGTTGACGATGCAGCTACTGCCTCTTCAACCCACGCTCAAGCTGCTCCGTACATCTACCTGTACAACAGGGGTGTTACTGGTGATAAAAGCGTGTACCTAAAGTACATAAAGCTGTTCTCGCGTATTGGCGATCAAGCTTGGACTTCGGCTACGCAAGCCCTGTTCTCGCTTCGTGCTGATCCGACCAGCCGCTATACTTCGGGTGGCACTGCTTTGTCTGTCTACAATCAAAACACTAACACTGGCAATGCTTCACAGTTGCTGTCTTACGCTGGTGCTAACGTTGTGAGTCTTCCGACTGCTGCTCAACGTGTTCTTGCTCACGGTATGATTCAATCTTCTATTCCGTTGGCTGGTTCTACGTGGATCTGGACGTTTGGTGATGTAACTTCTCCAACTAACTTTGGCTATGCTTCAGCAATTAACTCGCTGACTATTCCGGTTGCTCCGGTTGTTATTGCTCCAGGTTGGTCGTTGCAGTTGGACATCTGGGCAACGGCTTTGGCTGCTGCTCCGACGTTTGAAGTTGAGATTGGTTACGCAGAGCGTTACGCTGGTCTGTAATAAGTTACTAGTAACATCTTGAGTGGGGAGAGGTTAATACTTCTTCCTACTCTCAGAACTCTTATTGGAGACCTAAATGGCAAACGTACTTGACACACAAGTGCTAGAAGAAGGCCCACGTAACCTAGTAGTCAAGCTTACGGGTGTTTTGGATACTAGCGACATCTCTGAAACAGCCATTGATATTAGCGCGTACACTGCTAACAATGACGTTAATGGGATTCTATCTGGCTTTAGAGTAGATCTTATTGAATACTCTATAGGCAAAGGACTGGAGATTCAATTAGCTTGGATGGGTAACAACCCAGAACAAATTACTCCTATTTCTGGTCGTGGTCGTATTGTGGCTACTAACTATGGTGGCTTTATTCCTGACCAGACTCGTAACGGCTACAACGGCAGCATCAGTCTGATTACTACTGGATACCCAGCAGGTTCTATTCAGAACTTTACGGTCATAATGGAACTCATTAAGTTATACACGGTTTAGTTAAAAGGTAGTAACCATGTCTCTAAAAGAAATATATAGCAGCGGAGACTGGAACACTATCTGCGACGTTTGTGGAAGAAAGTATAAAAATACTGACTTACGCAAGCGTTGGGATGGTCTTATGGTTTGTTCCCAGGACTTTGAGGAACGTCAACCACAAGACTTTGTACGAGCCAGAGCTGACCAGATAGCTGTGCCTTGGTCTAGGCCAGAACCACAAGATCAATTTGTAGGTGTCTGTACTGTAGAAGGTGGTACAGCTATTGCTGGATTAGCTATAGGTGGTTGTGCTGTAGCTGGTATTTACAAAGCTTTTCCTGATGGCTACGCTTTCTGTACGTACGATACCCACTTAGGACAAGCAGATTACGGAGAAGCTGATTGTGCTTACTCAGATAACTTTAACGGGGCATACGTATCATGAGTGAAAGCAAAACATTTACTAGCGGCACGTTGATTAACTCTGGGTGGCTTAACGCGGTTGATGCAACTACGTTTGAAGCTCTTGGAGACGGTAGTTTCAATCCTCCGACTACTGGAGCACAAATTGTAGCTAATTTAAGTTTAGCTACACAGACTACAGCACAAATACTAACTAATAAAACACTAACTAGTCCGGTTCTTGTAACTCCAACATTAGGCACCGTTGCCAGCGGCAACATTAGCGCGTGTACAAGCACTTCTATGGTGATGGTAACCCCAATATTGGGAACACCCACTAGTGGCAACTTATCAAATTGCACTAGCACTTCAATGGTATTGACCACACCTGTGATCGGCGTGGCAACTGGCACCAGCCTCAGCACCACGGGTAATCAAGTAATTAGTGGAACCGGAAAACATGGCTACTCTACAGGTTCTGGTGGAACAGTTACCCAAGCCACTAACAAAACTACAGGCGTAACGCTAAACAAACCAACTGGTCAGATTACGTTGAATGCTGCTTTGCTTGCTTCTGATACCACAGTCAGTTTCACGTTGACCAACACGGTAATTGAAGCAGGTGATATTTTGATATTGAATCACATCAGTGGAGGCACTGCGGGTTCTTACTTGCTTAATGCTCAGTCTGCTGCCGGTTTAGCTAGTATCAACGTGCGAAACATTACTGCTGGTTCTTTAAGCGAAGCTATTGTGATTGCATTTGCAATCTTAAAAGCAGTTGTAGCTTAAAGTTAATATTTTTACTGTGGTAATTATTTGCTAGGAAATAAATAAAATGATTCTACAACTACTTAAATCTAAAACCGTTTGGTATGCAATCATTATTGCCGTACTGTCTATTGTTCAAGGTTACGTTGGTTTGTTACCAGTAACACCAGTAGTTCAGATGATGGTAGGTGTAGGTATATCTGTAGGCATTGTGTTGCTACGCCTTGTTACAACGACTCCCATAGCAAACAAATAATGGAAGCACAGTCGTTAATTAATATAGCTGTTGGTGTTGCTGCATTCTTTGGCGGCTGGACTATCAATTCTATTACTCGTTCTATTGAAAAGATTGAAGACAAATTAAACGCTGTGCCTGTGATTTACGTATCAAAAGACGATTACAAAGAAGACCTAAAACGTATCTACGAAATGTTGGACAAGATCTTTGCCAAGCTAGACGATAAGGCTGATAAATAGTGGACACCTTCGACCTGCTTACAAAAGCATGGCCGATACTTCTAGCCATAATTACTTTGATTATTGTTCTTAGTAAACTAGATTTACGTGTTGCAGTACTAGAAGAAAAAGTTAGAACGCTATTTGAATTTTGGAACAAAAGGAATGAAAAATAATGTTTACTCTTCTTACTACAGTTATCTCTTTTCTGTCCGGCGGTGTGCCAAAGATACTAGATTTTTTTCAAGATCGTGCTGACAAACAACACGAAGTTACTTTAGCCCAGATGCAGACTGAACGGGAACTAGCACTCAAGAAAGCAGGACTAGAGGTTCAGGAACGTATTGAGCACATTCAAACAGAACAGATTCAAATCAATGCTGATGTAACAAACAGTCAGACCGCTATGCAGGAGCGTCAGAGCCTCTACGCGCACGACATAGCTATTGGGCAGGGTGCTAGCACCTGGGTGGTTAACGCACGTGCTATGGTGCGTCCTGCTATTACCTACGGAATGTTTCTGATGTTTGCCTTCGTAGAGATCTTTGGATTCATCTATGCTTGGAAAACTGGGGTAGCTTTTGATGTTGCTCTTACTCAACTCTGGGATGATGACACCCAGACTATCTGGGCTTCTATTGTTTCGTTTTGGTTTGGAACTCAAGCTTTTAGTAAGAAATGAAAGTAAGTCAAAAAGCTTTGGAAATGCTTAGACACCACGAAGGTGTTAGACGTAAGCCCTACCAAGATGCAATTGGGTTGTGGACAGTAGGGGTAGGACACCTTATTGAAGACGGTAAAACGCTTCCCGATAGCTGGAACAAGGTCTTTACGATGGAGGAAGTCGATGAGATTCTTAGGAAAGATCTGGCAAGATTTGAGGCAGGAGTGGAACGATTATGTCCTAGTGGGCTTACTAGCGGTCGTTTTGATGCACTTGTCTCGTTCTCTTTTAATGTGGGACTAGGGTGTTTGCAAAGATCCAGTATTCGTATGAAACACAATCGGGGTGATTTTGAGGGTGCTGCTGATGGGTTCTTGCTGTATACCAAAGCAGGGGGTAAAGTGTTTCAAGGGCTTGTTAACCGTCGAAAAGATGAGCGTGCTACATATTTAGGAGCAACAAATGGCTCGTAAGAAGTTTCCCAATTTGTCAGTAGGTCGTGGAGAAAAACTACCTGTTAGCAAAGGTGCTGGGCTTACTGCTAAAGGTAGAGCCAAAGCAAACAAAGCTACAGGAAGTAATTTAAAAGCACCTAGCAAAGATGCCTCTAATCCTCGTCACAAATCATTCTGTGCTCGTAGCAGCAGTTGGTCTGGTGAAAGAGGAAAAGCTGCTAGAAAACGTTGGGGTTGTAAATAATGTCTACTTCTACATACTCAATTACCAGAGATGAGATTATTCTCACAGCTCTACGCAAACTAGGTGCTGTAGAGCCTGGTGATACGGCAGCTACTATAGATTCAAACATAGTGACCAACTGTGCTCAGGCGCTTAACCTTATGGTCAAACAATGGATGACTGAAGGCATTAAGTTGTGGACAGTCATTGAGTACACTATTACCCCAGTAACTAATCAAAGTGAGTACATTATTGGCCCCAGTGGGCCTGACTTAGTTGCTGATAGGCCGCTACGTCTTATCCAAGGTGTTATTAGAAACATTGCCGTAACACCCTACGTAGATACACCCCTACAGATCCTAAGCAAACAAGAGTACATGACTCTAGGTTCTAAGTTCTCTACAGGTATAGCTAACTCTGTCTACCTTAATCCAGGTTCTACCTCTGCAAGTGTCAAATTATTTTTGACACCTGATGTGGCTACTTCAACCAACTACGTAATCATTCTGACTTGTCAAAGACCAATCTACGACATTTCTACGGCTACTACTGTTCCTGACTTTCCTAATGAGTGGATGCAAGCTCTTGTTTGGGGACTAGCTGACCAGCTTTCTCTTGAGTTTGGTTTGCCTATTAACCACAGGCAAGAGGTAATGCTACGAGCTGAAAAATACAAAGATCAACTAACAAGCTGGGACGTTGAGAACGAGAGTACTTTCTTCCAGCCTGATTCTCGTAACTTTACCTCCTTTGGTAGGTAGCTATGAGCACAGTACGTATACCGCTAACACAACCAATACGTTCTAGAACGGCTTTAACAGCCAAAGATTCTAGGAGTGTTAACTGTTATTTTGAAGCTGTAGATCAAAACAACAGAGACAACATTAAACGTCCAGGGCTATTAGCAACAACAATAACTCCAGCTATGGCTGCTGGACAGGCTCAGGGGATGTACAAGTGTGACAGCGGAGACCTGTGGGTTGTTATTAATAACAAAGTCTACATCATAGATCCTAACTTTACGTCTACAGATGGCGGCACCCTTACGGGTGACATACAGGATGTTTACTTTGCTGAGTCCGGTAACGATGCTTATTTGTTTATGCACAACGGTACTAACGGTTATGTAGCCACTGAAAATAATCCGTTTGTCCTAATTCAACCTGGAATGCTTTACGAAGTAACTATTGACGTAGGTGGTAGCGGCTACGTAACTCCTACTTGTACTTTTAGTGCTCCTCCTTCTGGAGGCACTTTAGCTACAGGTACAGTCAACGTAGTTGGTGGTGTAGTAGTTTCTGTGACTATAACTAACTACGGAGCTGGGTATGTGACTGCCCCTACTTGCACCATTAACCCCGTAGGGGGTGGAGTAGGAGCTATTGCTTCAGTAGCCCTTAATGGGTTTCCTTCTGGAGCAGGAGCACTAGCTGCTGGAGCAGTGTATCTAGATGGATACACTGTTGTAGCTACTAAGCTGGGTCAGATATTTAGTTCTGATCCTGAATACCCAATGCTTTGGAATCCACTAAATACAGTAGCTGTAGAGTCTGATCCAGACTACTTAGTAGCTATTGTAAAACACTTTAACTTTATAGTGGCCTTTGGAGAATGGAGTACTGAGTTCTTTTATGATGCTGCTAATGCTTCAGGTAGTCCTTTTCTCAGACAAGACTCTTACAAGAATGAAATTGGGTGCGCTGATGGAGATAGCGTAGTTCAGTTCCAGCAAAGTGTGATCTACGTAGGAAAATCTAAGACTCACGGTAAGTCTGTCTATATGCTTGATGGGTTTACCCCAAAGATTATTTCAGACCAATACATTGAAAAGTATCTCAATGCAGACACTAATACCAATATTCAGTCTTTTGCTTTTAGGATAGCTGGGCATACGTTTTACGTAATGACTCTACCTAATCTAGACAAAACCTTTGTACACGACGTAGATCAAAAGGTTTGGTATGAATGGACTTCTTATTACAGTGGTGCTGAACACGCCTTTAAGGTTTGGACGGCTACTGAGTTTGCTACTGGAGTATATGGAGTAGACCCTATTAGTGGTGCTTTGTACCAGATAGACACAGAAACCTATACGGATAACACCCAGCACATCTACTGGCGGGTTGTTACTAATAACATTGATGCAGGTACTAGGCACAGGAAGTTCTTTGAGTCTGGGGAGATTATTGGGGACAAGGTAAGTGGTACAATGAGTATCAATTTCTCCAGTGATGACTACGTAAACTTCTCTGCGGTTAGAACGGTATTACTCGACAACCCAAGAAGCATCATTTGGCAGCTAGGACAGTCCCGATATAGGGCGTATCAGTTTCTAGTTACAGACGACATTCCTCTTCGTCTATCTTCTTTTGAGATGTCTGTGCAAGGTGGTGAACAAGCCTCTGACCCTCAACTACAAGCTGTAGCCCAACAAAATTAACTATGACGTATAAAGGATTAGACCATGAGTTGGTTAGAAAGATTTTTTAGTAATCCAGTACAAACTCTCAGTGACACTGCTAGTAATCTTACTAGTGATCCTGTAGGCACAGTTAATCGGGCTATTGATACCGGCACTAGAGGCATAGGAAACACCGTAGAAGAAGCGGCTCCATATGTACTTGCGGCGGTAGCTGCGTATTACGGTGGTGGAATGCTTGCGGCTGATGTAGGCGCTGCGGAAATAGCCGGTGCAGCGGAAGCGGGGGCAATTACCGCCGAACAAGTAGCAACAGCCAATGCTGCGATAGGTATGTCAGGTGAAGCTGCTAGTGGAGTAATGGCTACAGCAGGAGAAGTAGCTGCTGCTCAAGGAGGTGTTGCTGGGTTAGGAACAGCAGCAGGCATTGCTGACCAGTTTGTTCTTCCTGGTAATGCAATGAACATTGCTAGTTCTCAACCTGGAGTTTGGGATCAGTTTGTAAATTCTATGTCTACTCCTGCTGGTGTAGCTAGTGCTCTTAAGACTGGTGCTGGTCTTGGTGGTTTGTTTTCTGGAATTAGTTCTATTAGGAACCCTGGAATAAGCCCACAATCTGCTCAGACAATGGCAGATCCATTTGCTCCTTCTAGACAGCAATACATCAATCAACTTAACTCCGTAATGGCTAATCCTTCGTTGGCTATGTCTCAACCTGGATACCAGTTTCAGTTTCAACAAGGTCTACAAGGATTAAACAGAAATCTAGCTCAACGTGGTATGGGTACAGGTACTCCAGGACAACCTGGTACTCCTGCTTCTGGTGGTGCTGGTATGGCACAACAAAGGTATGGTCAACAGTTTGCTCAAACTTCCTACAACGATTACGTCAAACAACTTTCTGGATTAGCTGGTGCGGGGCAAAATCCTTCTGTTGGTGCTACGGCAGCACTAAACGCACAGCAACAAGCTCAACAGGCAGCACAAGCTGGATGGGGTGCTCTTGGTCAAGGTGCTGGAGCACTTAGTACTCTATTTGGTGGGCCACAAACAGGTGGAGTACAAACTACGGGTATGACTAGTCCTGTAGGTGGTTATTCAGGTTGGGGAACTGCTGACATGGGATCACAAAATATTCCTGCTTGGAATGCTCCAGTATCAGTTCCAGATATACCTGCTGCTCCTTCTGGTTGGCAAACTGCCGATATGGGATCACAAGATGTTTCTCCTTGGTGGTCAAGCTGGGATTAAAGAAATAATTAAGGAATTACCACTATGCCACTAATGATGACAGACGTTGCAAAAGGCCAAGAAGCAGCCTTGCAACTAGAACTACAACCACTCCAAGCTCAAGCTGAAAAGGAACGCATCCCGCTTGAGACACAGCGTATGCAACAGAATCTTGAGTCTAGCAAGATCAATCAGCAACAAGCTCAGATTCAAATGCAAGCCTTTGTAGAAGCACAGAAGGACGATGCTGCTGCTAAAGAACTTATTGGCAATCTAGCTAAAGACCCCAAATTTAAAGAGCTTCCTATTCCTGACCAGATGTTTAAAATTGCACAACATTTAGATGCAAGTGGTAAATTTAAACAAGGAGCAGAGTTTTACTCTCATGGTCAAACAGTTAAGCTCCAAGAAGCTCAGTCTCAAAAAGCTAGTTCTGAAATGCAACAACACAAGCTAGATAAAGCACACAACTATATGCTTATGCTTGATGACACTGGAAGTAACGTTGAACAAGTTATGATGGCTGCTCAAGCTGAAGGTGCTCTTTCGCCTCAAGAAGTAAAGCTTCTTGCTGACAAAGGAAGAGAAGCTGCTAGTACTGGTAAGTTTAAACAATTTAAAGACTTTGCTATTAAGAACATTGATTCAATCAAGGGCAAAGCTGAAGCAGCTAAAGAAGCAAAAGACCGCCAAGATCTTCGTTTACGGGAAGATCGTCTAGCTCTTGAGGCTAGAAAATTAGAAGCAACTAACAATAGATTTATTGCTGCTTTGTCTAGTAAAGAAGACAGGGTTGTAGAACAAATAGCCCTTAAACAATATACTGATGCTTCAATAAAAGTACCTAGACTCATGGATGAACTTCGTAAAGCTAAAAAAGATTTAGCTGCTTTACCTGCTACTCCCAAAGCTAAAGAAATATTAGGCATGGAGTTTGGTGGGGAAGATCCAAACAAAGACCAACGAACAATACTTCAAGAAAGTGCTGATAGTATTCAAGCTGAAATTGATGAGGCTAAAAAGACTAGGGATACTTATGCTCAGTTTCTTCCTACCTCAGTTAAGTCTAAAGTAGACAAAGGAGCTACACTTACTCCGGCTGCTACTGAACCACCCAAATCTTCTGGAACTAAAGAAGCTCCCCTTAGTTTTCCTGCTACTGAAAAAGAATTAGTTTCTGGAAAGTATTACAGCACTAGCAAGGGTGTAGCTAAGTGGGATGGCTCTAAGTTTATTAAGGAATAACGATGGCTGAATCTTTTAGTTTTGAAGAAGCCAGTAAGCCAACTGCTACTGGCACTGAATCGTTTTCTTTTGAGGAAGCATCTAAACCAAGTGTTCCTAGTAACAAACAAGAAGAAGCACCATTTCTTTCTAGGCAATTCTTTGAAGAAGGAATGGTTGGTCGTGTTGGCAAAGGTATTGGAGAACGTGCTGCTAGGTTTATGTTGCCTGAGTCAACTCGTGCTGCTATGGATGCTCAAGAAAAAGACGAGCTATCTAAAATGGGAGATGAAGCTAAAAAGGGATTGGGTAGGCTAGTTTCTGAACCAGGTAAGGTTGCTTCTGAAGTAGGAGCAAATGTACGTCAAATGGGTCGTCAGATGGTTGAACACCCAATAGACACTGCTGTGACTATGCTTAAAGGCATTGTCCAAGATCCTGAGTTTCTTCTTATTGGTGGGTTGGGTGCTGTTGCTAAGACGGGCGCTATTACTCAAAAACTAAATGCTGCTTCTCAAATAGCTGCTAAGACTCTTGCCAGTGGTGCTGAAGGTGCTGCCGTTATGGGTGGTGCTGAATTAGCTGCCCAGACTGCTGAACGCAAACCCTATGATCCTGCTGCTCTTGGAACTCAAGCAACTATGGGTGGAGTATTTGGAGCAGGGCTACATGCCGGTAAAGAAGCCCTAGGAATGGCTAGACAGACTTTACAGCGACCTAAAGCTTCAGGTGAGGCTCCCGCACCTTCTGAGGCTCCTGGAGCTGCTACAGAGCCTTCTACACCCCCTAAGACAGAAGCTTCTACACGGGTAGACGCCAACCTACGTGAAGCAGAACTAGCCACTAGTGCAGGTAAGAAGCTTAAAGAAGCTGCTTTCATGGACACTGAGACTGGGGAATATATACCCCAAGGTAAGAGCCATGATGAGATGCTTAAAACTGATCCTAAACTTATACAGGGTTTCCTTACTGAGGATAATTCTTTTGTTACTCGTAAAGAAGCTCAGATCATTGCTGAGAATCAACACGCTGACCTGTTAACCAAGAAGGTTGATCCTAAAGAAGGCTTGCACTCTACCGACTTTGGCCCTGAGCGTATGGACGCTCTCAAACCCAAAGAAGAAATTAAATCTATTGAACCAAATACTAGGGAAGAATATTTAACTAGTATTGAAAATATAGATAAAAGGATGCTTGAACTATTAGGTAAAACTGAAACTAAAGTAGAAGATTTAATTGCTCTTAACAATGAACGTCAGTCGCTAATAGATAAAACTCCTGATCCTGAACCAATATCTAAAGCCACATCAGACCGTATTAATGAAGCTCTCAATGAGTGGGAACTGGTAGGTCAAAAGAATCGCTCTTCAGAGATGTCTAAAATTACTTCTACTGAAGACTTAGTTAACTACGTTCAATCAACTTTGGGTAAAGAACACTTTGTAAGCATTCTCTTAGACAAAATGAAAGAGAGAATGAAGGGGTGGAAGGTTGAACACATATCTGAAAAAGATTGGGTTAACCAAGGATTTAAATCTAGTTGGAGTGCTGGTTCTGATCCTGAAAAAAGTCGATTAGCTTTTAAAGGATCTGTTGGTTACAAAATAGAAACTGCTGCACATGAAGTAGTACACGAAGGAACTCAATTAGAGTTAGAGGTTAATCCTGCCTTTAAGTCTGAAATACGCAGCATAATGGATGCTGTTAAAAGCGATTTTAAATCTGCTACAGACAAACTTCTTCTTAATCAGGGAGAAGATGGGCAGATGCGCCCAACTACGCTTGTAGACAAACAAAAAATAAAAGACCTTAGGTATGCTTTTGATAGTGAAGCAGAGTTTATTTCTATGGGTACAACTAGCCCAACAGTAATACGACTTCTTAAAGACATTAAATACAAAGGAAAAGAAACAGGCTTTACAAAGTTTGTAAGTGCTATTTCTGAAGCTCTTGGATTTTCTGCTAAAGAAAAATCTGCTTTTCAGCATTTGCTCGAAGCAACTGAACGAGGAATGAAATCTTCTCCTGATGCAATTCCTACAGCAACTACTACCCACACAGTTAAGGGGTTGCGTACAGGTGCTCCTGAATCAATTACTCCTGAAGTAGATCCCACTCGTTATGACCCACGTAAAGTAACTGACGAAGCAGATTTAAAAGCAAAAGGTAAAGAACTTTACGCCTCTAAAGGTGCTGATGCTGCTCGTGAATTCTTTACTGGCTATGAAAAATACAAAGAGACTTGGGCTAATCCAGTCAAAGAGGTTGAAGACTTTGTAGAGATTAACATCAACAACAAGATGGCTAACGAGAGGATTGTTACTAATAACAGTAACGACCTTAAGACTCTGGTGCCCGATGCTGCCCTTAGAGAACAAGTTGCTATAGCGATTGACGCCAAGAAAGCAGACACCCTTACAGGTGCTGCTAAAGAAGCTGCTGACAAATACAATGGGCTAATGAAAGATGTTGGTGAACGTGCTTTAAAAGAAGGTGTTGTTAAAGGTCTTCTTGAGAACTACGTAACTCACATAGTCAACTGGGCAGATATGCCTAAGGGTGCTCTTGAAACCTTTTTGGGTGAAACTTTTGGTACAGGTAGCTCACGTGGTGAGCCTGGTAAAGGCATGTCTCCTGAGAGTCGTTTTGGTAAAGAACGTAAGGTTGAAACTTTTGCTCAATTAGATCGTGTCTTAGCTGACATTAATGACCGCATAGCATTGGCGGGTAAAGACTTTAAACTAGAAGTTAAAACAAAAGACATTGCTGAGATCTACAAAGAATATGCCCTCTCAATGGAGAAGGCTATTGAAAACAAGAAGCTTGTAGACAGTGTTATTAGTATCAGAAACCCTGCCGGTGAGTCTATAGTTCGTAGGGTGACTGCTGAAGAGCCTTTGCCTTTTGGTTGGGAGATGATTAAAGACAGACAGTTTGCTGGCTATGCTGTGCATCCTGATCTTGCTCCTGCTCTTAAATTTGCTTTTGAAGCTAAAGGCAATGCTGCTGTAAATGCTCTTTATACTGTTTCTCAAGCTACTAAACGCCTTAACGTTATTGGTTCGTTCTTTCACGCTAAAAGTCTTCTGGAAGTACTGTCTAGTACTGGCATACCGATAGTCACTCCTATTAAAGAAGTAGCTTTGGGTCTTGTAGATAAGGCTCTAGGAACCCAATACTCAGGCATTAGGAAGGCCGTAGAGCAATTTAAAGCGGGTGGGCTAGGGGATAGTGTAGACAAGTGGCAAAGAGATGGCTTGGTTCTTGAGATGCCTAGTGACGTTACTAAGGGATTGTTGGGCAGCACAGGCAAGTTTGCTGACAGTTTGATCGGTAAGTTTGGCCCCAAGACTCGTATTCTTGAGTCTACTCTTTCTGCTACTGAGAAATACACCCTAGGTGTCTTTGACAAGATTACTTGGGACTATCTTCACACTGGAGGCAAACTGTACGTAGCAGACAAGTATCTTGAGAAGGCTCGTATAGACCACGCTAAAGCTGAAGCAAAAAGAATTGAAAAGGTTAAAAAAGTTATTAAAAATATTAAAGAAATTTCAGATGAATCTTTAAGAATTAAAGCTACATTTGATACTCGGCATGGTCGCACTCCAGAAGAAAGGCAGATAGCTTTTGAAGAATATTATAAAGAACTAAAGGATAGACAAAAAAGTTCTTTAAAAGAACAACAGGGTTTTTTAAAAGAACAACCTTTTGATGAAGCTGCTTCTCGTAAGGAGATCACTAGCTTTGTTAACAAATCCTTTGGTGGTTTGAACTGGTTTCAAGAAGCTCGTTCTGCTCAGACAGAGTTTGGCAAACGTATGGCTATGGCTGCTTATTCCCCACAAGGGCGTAAAGCTCTACAGATTATGCTGTTTGCTCCTGACTGGACTATTTCTACAATCAAAGCCTTTACTTCAGCTCTTCCAAAAGGACTTAATCCTACTAAGTGGCACCCCGTAGAGGGTATCAAGGGCATGGCTACTCCCAGTACTAAGGCTGACTACGCTAGGTTGTACCAGTTTAAAACTGCTTTGACCTATCTGACCTTGCTTAACGGCATCAATATGCTGACTGCCAACCGTCCTATCTGGGAGAACAAAGACCCAACTCGTATTGAGTGGCCTGATGGAACCAGTATGCAAGCTATGAAACACGCTATGGAACCCTACCACTGGATTTCTGATCCCGATAAAACCCTTACAAACAAGCTTGGATTTATTCCTAAGGCTGCTATTATTGCTGCTACGGGGCTTGAATACGCTAGTCCTACTGCTCCTAAGCTGGTTGATCCTTCTATTGCTAACCGTGCTAAAGCTATTGCTAGTATGGCTTTACCGTTCCAAGCTTCTGCTGGTTTGTCTGCTCCTGAAGGTGAGGGCGGTAAGAGAGCGTTATTAGGAACATTAGGTTTCCCTGTTTATGGTAAAACTAAAGCTGAACGTAAAGCTTCTAATTCTGAACGAGCTAAACAGCTTCGAGAAGCCCGTAAACGTTACAAAGAAAAAGCCAGAGAAAAGGGTTGGGAATGAAGCTCCTTATAATTGATACGGGCGGTATGTGCCTTGACTTGGCTATACGCAGCAAAGCTCACGGACATCAAGTACGTTGTTACGTACGAAACAACAAGGATGGTTCTAGGTCTGAAGTAGGTGACGGTATGATTGACCGTGTGCCGCACTGGGAAGCTCACATGAACTGGGCTGACCTAATCTTTTGTACAGACAACAATATGTACGTACACGCTCTTGAGCGTTACAGAGACCAGGGATACCCTATCTTTGGGCCTTCTATAGACACTACACGCTGGGAACAAGACCGTGAGGTGGGGGCTGATGCCCATTGCCGCTGTGACGTGCCTACAATCCCTATGGAGAAGTTTAAAAGCTACGATGACGCCATAGCCCATGTTATTAATAACCCCGTTAGATACGTTTCTAAGCCTCTTGGAGATGGTGAAAAAGCACTTAGCTACGTCTCTAAAGACGCTGCTGATATGGTCTACATGCTGCAATATTGGAAGAAAAAGAACTCCTATAAAGGTGAGTTTGTTCTTCAGCAGTTTGTTAAGGGTCTTGAGTTTGGGGTTGGTGGTTGGTTTGGTCGTAACGGTTTCTCTAAGTGGTGGTGTGAGTCCTGGGAACACAAGAAACTAATGAACGACGATCTTGGGGTTAACACAGGTGAACAAGGCACCATTGTTCGCTATACCGAGAAGTCTAAATTGGCTGAGGATGTTCTTAAACCCGCTGAAGACATGCTGATGGGGCTAGGTTACACTGGCTACGTTGATGTAAATTGCATGATAGACAAGTCTGGTACAGCTTGGCCCCTTGAGTGGACAATGAGACCTGGTTGGCCTTTGTTTAACATTCAACAATCCCTACACAAAGGTGATCCTATTGAATGGATGCTTGACCTTATCGACGGTAAAGATACTCTTAAGTGCAGTACTGACGTTGCTTGTGGTGTTGTTATTAGTATTCCCGATTATCCTTATAGTCGTCTTACTAAGAAAGAGTGCTCTGGTTATCCTCTCTTTGGTCTTACCGAAGAAGATGTCTTAAAGGATATTCACTTGTCTGAAGTTCAGATGGGTAAAGCTCCTTGTATGGTTGATGGTAAACTCAAGATGAACGTACCGATGTACGTGACTGCTGGGGACTACGTTTGCATTGTTACGGGGTCTGGTAGTACAGTTACAGAGGCTCGTGACCACTGCTACGGTGTTATTAAGAACAAAATACAGATCCCAAACAGCGTTGCTTACCGTACTGACATAGGCAAAAAGCTTGAACACGATGTTCCAGAACTTAAAAAGCACGGCTTTGCTACTGGCGTAAGGTATTAATAGTGGCTCAACTACTCCCTCCGATACCTAAAGAACCTATCGAACCAGAGAGTCATGTCTGGAGAGAGTGGTTTAACAAGGTTAGGAATGTCATTGTTGGTGCAGCTCAAGGAGTTATTTCTTGGGCTTCCCTTAATTTTGACGGTAGCAACATTACGGATATTGTTACTAGGAACCACAACGATTTACAGACTATCCAGGGAGGTACTAGCGGTCAGTATTATCACCTTACGGCTACCCAGCTTACAAACCTAGGTACCGTTACAACGGTCTCTGTAGCCACTTCTAACGGCTTTGCTGGTACTGTGGCTACTGCCACTACTACACCTGTCATAACCCTTAAAACAAGCGTTACAGGGCTTCTGAAGGGTAACGGTACAGCTATCAGTGCTGCTACTTCTGGTACTGATTACGCTCCAGCTACTAGTGGAACATCTATTCTGTACGGTAATGGCTCTGGAGGGTTCTCTAACGTCACAATCGGTACAGGGGTTTCTTTTGCTGCTGGTACCCTGTCTGCTACAGGATCTGGGGGTACTGTAACCAGTGTTACTGGTACTGCTCCAGTAGCATCGTCAGGCGGTGCAACCCCTGCTATTAGTCTTAATGCTGGTTATGGCGACACACTAAATCCGTATGCGTCTAAAACTGCTAATTATGTTTTGGCAGCACCTAACGGCAGTGCAGGTGTTCCTACTTTTAGGGCTTTAGTTGCTGCTGACATACCAACATTAAGTTACGTTCCATACACAGGGGCAGCAAGTGCAGTTGATCTCAACGCCCAAAGTTTAACTAACATTAGCCATCTTGGGGTAAACACAACAACTGTTCCTACAATTTTGGCAAGGTTCTTTGGGGACAACAACTCGTCCTCAAGAATTGCTGTTAGAGGTTACTCAAGTGATGCAAATAGCTCGTCTATGCGAGTCACTAAATTCAGAGGAGCTTATGCAACGCCCCAAGCGCCTCAAAGTGGAGACAGTTTAGGTAAGTTTGAACTTGCAGGATATGGCACAACTTCTTCAGACGGTTATCCACAAGTTTCTTTTGAAGGTGTTGCAACAGAAAACTGGAGTGCTATAGCTAGAGGAGCAAAAACTTTAATTAAAGTTACTCCCAACACAACAACTGCTCAAGTTACAGCAGTCACAATAGATCAGGACAAGAGTGTTACTTTTGCAACCACTGCAACAGCAACTACTTTTATAGGAGCATTAACTGGTACCGCATCTGGCAACGTAACCTCGGTTACAGGTACAGCACCAGTAGTGTCGTCTGGAGGAACTACTCCAGCAATTTCAATGGCTGCTGCTACGACTAGTGTTAATGGCTATCTAACTAGTACTGATTGGAATACGTTTAACAGTAAAGGCAGCGGGTCAGTTACCAGCGTAGGACAATCCTTTACTGGCGGTTTGATCTCGGTTGCTGGCTCACCGATCACTACATCTGGCACACTAGCCTTAACGGTTGCTGGCACCTCTGGTGGTATCCCTTACTTTTCTAGTGCCTCTACTTGGGCAACATCTGCTGCGCTTGCTGCTAGTTCTATTGTAATAGGCGGTGGTGCAGGAGCAGCTCCTTCTACAACAACCACAGGTACAGGGGTAGTTACAGCTTTAGGAGTTAATACAGGCTCTGCTGGTGCGTTTGTGGTCAATGGCGGTGTTCTTGGTACACCGTCTAGCGGCACTGTTACAAACCTGACCGGCACTGCCAGCATCAACATTAACGGAACGGTGGGAGCCACAACTCGAAATACTGGGTTGTTTACAACACTCGGCGCAAACGGTGCGGTAACACTAGGAGGTGCGGCAGCAAGTGTTCACACTTTTGGAACATCGGCAACCACTGGCACCGTGACTATCGGCGGTACCGCAATGACGGGAACGCTGACTTTTGGTCAATCTACTACGACAAACGCCGTCAACATTAACACGGGCGTAACTGCAAGTGGAAACACAAAGTCAACTTACATAGGCACAAACGGTGCTGCGGGTAGCATCAATGCGGTAGAAATGGGTTCTACGTTAGTAACAAGCACAGTTTTGGCTAACGGCAGATTGATTGCATATAGAACTACTGCTGCGAGTCTTCCAGGCTTTAGATGTTACGGAACATCAACTGATCAAAACTATATTCAGATTGATAGCACTGGTGGTGGTCAAACCGCTTTAGGCGTTAACGGTAGTGTTGGCGCAGAACTAGGAACGGGAACAACGGCGTATGCAACTGTTTTAGGTTCTTACGTTAATGTGCCGGTCGAGATAGTTGTAAATAATGCTAAGGTTGCGTCATTCGCCTCCACCGGCCTAGCAGTTACGGGAACGCTGAGTGCAACCACAACGGGGAAAGTCGGTACTACATTAGGTGTTGGTGGTGTAACACCTTCTGCTTCCGGTGCTGGTATATCATTTCCCGCCACACAGTCCGCATCGTCAGACGCGAATACGCTGGATGATTATGAGGAGGGAACGTGGACGCCAACAGACGCTAGTGGTGCCAGCCTGTCTTTTACAACCGGTAATTGCAGATATACAAAAATAGGTCGCGTAGTTGTTATTCAGGGCAATATTACTTATCCTGTAACTGTTAGTGGTGCAGTTGCTCAATTTGCAAATTTTCCTTTTGCATCCGCTGATTCAATATATTTATCCGTCATCTATAGCGACGCTTCTGTTGCTAGTTTTACTTATTTATCTGGAAACACAACAAACGTATTTTTGTTGATACCTGGCGTAAACGTAACCAATGCAACAATGAGTGGAAAATTTTTAACATTTTCCGGAACGTATGCCGTTTAAAGGATTCAATAATGGCAATCACCAAAGAAACCGCAATTGACCAAATTACCGTTACTGAAAACGGTATTGTCCTCTATCGTGAAGCCACACGCATCATTGAAGATGGAATTGAATTGACCAAGACCTACCACCGCAGTAGCCTGACACCAGCGCAAGACCTGACGGATGTGCCGGATAAGGTTGTGGCGATCTGCAATACGGTATGGACACAGGAAGTGATTGCAGCGTATCAGAATTCAATTAAGGAACCGCAAATATGAGCGTAACTCTTTCGCCGTTGGCCAAAAAGCATTGGCGGCTATTGAATTATTGATTGTTAGAATTGCAACGCTGGAAAATAAATAAACCTGCTACTTCGTTTAATTAAACCGTAGTATGTCTAAGGATTAAAAATGTCGCTTACAAAAGTTTCTTATTCAATGATTACTGGTGCGCCAGTTAACGTGCTTGACTACGGCGCTGATCCAACTGGCGTTTCAAACAGCACCGCAGCTTTTGTTGCGGCGGCGGCATACATTAATGCGAAGTCTGGCGGCAAATTAATTGTGCCTGCCGGAACGTATTTGGTCGGCAGTCAGGTTTTTGCAGGCGCTACTGGTATAGGTTATTCGTATCAAGGCACCAACGTCTTGTATATCAACGGCTGTACAAAGCCGGTGGTTATTGAGTTTCAAGGCGCAGTGATGAAGTTGGTGGCCGGATTAAAGATTGGGTCGTTTAACCCTGTGACAGGTGCCTCGTATACGCCAAGTTCATTGCCTTTCACCAATGCAGATTATCAAGCTAATCCTGGGTGTTTAATCTCTCTTAGCAACAACGCAAACGTCACTATTTGTGGTTCGGTAGAACTTGACGGTAACAGCAGCAACTTGGTTGTCGGCGGTCAGTGGGGCGATACTGGGTATCAATGCGTTGCATATGGCATTTTGTCTTATGGCTGCGATATTTTGAACATATCCAATGTCTATTCGCATCATCAAGGATTGGATGGTGTGGCTATCGGATACACTGGATTGACCGAAACTTCGCCCTTAAAGCCAACTACGCTGACCAACGTAGTGTGTGAATACAATTCACGTCAAGGTCTTTCGGTTGTTGGCGCAAACGGGCTTACTGCAATTGGCTGTAAATTTAATAACACGGGTAAAGGCGCGTTTTCTTCGTCACCTAACTCTGGTGTTGATTTAGAAGCCGAAAGCTCAGTCATTCGACAAGTCAGTTTTGTTGACTGCGAAATGGTAAATAATGCTGGTGTTGGAATGGTTGCTGACTCAGGCGACACTTCTGGCGTAACTTTCATTCGTTGTAAATTTATCGGAACAACAAACTGGGCTATTTGGCCGCGTAAGCCAAAAATAGCGTTTTACGATTGTTTGATGGTTGGCAGCTCTGTAAACGTGTATTCAAGTGCTACCAATCCAGACGACGCAACCAAGTTTTTTAACTGCAAATTTACCGATCAAAACTCGTTAAGTCCAACGGGTGCAACTTATGACAGTGGTTTTGTTGTGCAGTTTGATACGGTTCCAAATGTATTGTTAGAAAATTGCACAATTATCGCAACCAAGCAACAGGCGTGTCTTATTTCTGGCGGTGCGTATGTAAAAAACACCAGTCTCATTATCAGCGCAGGAACTACTTATATTGCCAATCAAGGACAAGCTGCCAGCTTTCAATCTTCAACAATTGAAAATCTTTTGGTATACGATCAAATTGTTACCAACATACCGACTGATGCAGTATTTATTTATTTGGCAAACACTAAGTTTTTTGGCACAAACTATCTTAGCAGCGCGTCAGGCAAAATTAAATGGTGGTCATGGTCTGCTGGTGCTGGCGGTGCGAGTGGGTATCTCGGCCAAAACAGCCCAACAGACAGACCGTTTACTGCAATCTCTTTGGCAAAAGGATTGGGCGCAGACATAATTGGTTATTACGGAACGATCTTGATTGTTGCTGGCACTGCTGCACCGACTACCGGCACATGGGCGGTAGGTGATCGCTGCGTTAACTCGACGCCCGTTGTTGGGCAGCCCAAAGCATGGGCGTGTACTGTTGCGGGCACACCTGGGACATGGGTGTCCGAAGGTAATTTGTAACAAATAAAATACTGGAGATACTCTAAATGACTAGTACCGTTTTTGTGGACAAAGTTACTGTTATACAGGCTGATTGGCTTAATGATGTTAATAGTGTTGTATATAATTTAGTCTCTGGCAAGACCACACAGACTGCTACAGCAGGTCAGACGGTCTTTACTGTACCTGCCTATACTCTGGGTGGCACTATGAGCGTGTGGATTAACGGCATACTGCAACAATACAACGTTGCTTATACTGAGACTAATACAACTACTATTACCTTCTCAGAAGGTTTAACTGTAGGTCTAAAAGTAACTACGGATTAATTCTATATGCAAATAGACATTAAACGATTTGAATACAGTAACAAGTATGTTGTGTCTAAGATGTATTTGAATGGTCAATACCAGTGTTACGTTATTGAGAAGAACGGCATTGTTCCTAAGAACACTTACGACCTTAGGGTTGAATACGCAAAAGACTTTCAAAGAGATTTGCCAAAGATCCTAGATGTCCCTGAGATTAAAGAGACAGTCATACATGCAGGTAACACCAAGAATAATCCTCCTGGAGCTTTGTTGCTAGGAACAGTGTGGGCTGGTAACGATTACGTAGGTGACAACGCTAAAGCCTACGTACGGTTCTTTATGAAATTAGACTCAGCTCTTAAGGCTGGAGACACAGCTACCATCAAGTTTGGTGACGCTGTTGATGACTTTGACGATTAAAAAAAAACCAGCGTGTAAAAAAGGTAAACTAGGATGAAAACCCTTTACGCCCGTAAGGGAGGGATTACGGGACTATCACACGCTGGCACAAACATTATACCGTGTTTCTTACGAAGGCTCTGGCCTTCCTAACGCTTCCTGGATAAACCCAAGTATCCTTTCGGGCTGCTTGAAGTCACACCATTCGATACCTTCTTTGTCGCACCACTGAGAATAGGTTGTTTTTGAGGTTTTGTAGATCTTGTTTTGGTGTCGTTGGAAGACAACAAGTATCCTAGCCATTGGATGCTGCTGTCGGATGAAAACGAGTTTTTTTCTTCCGGCTGCATCAAGGCGACCTTTGGTCTCAATGTACCACCCTTCTTTAATTGTCCAGTCTGGGTAGTACCTTCTTTTTTCGGGCGGTGTAACAAAAGGCAGGACACTTGTCTCATAACCGAGGGTATACCCATTCACAATACAGAGGTTGTTAAAACTGGTTTCAAACTTGGATCGGTGCTTCTTGTTGGGGTATTTCTTTTTTGCTCTCTTCTTTTTTAGCATAGTCTTTTGGTGGCTCCCAAATCTGGTTAGCTTCTCTCCAAACCCACAGTAACTTGCAGTTTTTGTGGAGCCTCTCATCGTCGTTGTAAGCGGCTCTACAGGCATCATAGTACTCTTCTGGTAGGAGACCCTCAAGAAGCTTGCCAGCCTTCACTGGGCCTATCCCAGACAAGCCAAAGACGTTATCTGTACGGTCTCCGGTAAGCACTTGAAGGTAGAACCGCTTAAAACCCTCATCTTGGGTAATTTTGACCATCTCTTTCTTGACAAAGTTGTAGTGCCAACCTGGTACTTGAAGCAGATCTTTGTCTATGGAGCAGATAACTGTGCCTTCAAACTTCTGTTCCATGCCTAGACCATCGTCAGCTTCGTAGCCTTTGCAAACTTGAGCTTGCCAATTTGTTACTAAGAACTCTTTGGTGGCATCTAAGTGTTGTGGACGTATGGTGTCCTTTCGGTTGGCTTTGTACTCAGGATCTACCTTCATCCTGAAGTTGTCTTCCCTGCCTCCAGACAAAAAGACCTTGTGACCAGTAGCGTTAACTTCATCCAGGATGTCCCTCATCATCACCCTAGTACGTATAAACGCTATATCCCTATCCTCGTTCTCCGCTGACGCTGCACAGCGGTAAGCAACGATGTCGCCATCTATTAGAGCCAACATTGTTTTCTCCTAGTTGTTTGTCTTTGATCCCCCAAAAGGGTTGCCGTGGGGCAACCTTTCGGGGTTGTTGCCCCGCTTTACGCGGGGTTGTTGTTGTTGCTAGGCTGCTTCTTTGGGTACTTCTTCAGCTTCGCTTTCTTTCTTTGCTGCTGCTAGATCTAAGTCACCTGCTGTGTAAGCTTCAAACTGCCTTGCCATACGGATTACAAGCGTTGAGGTTGAGTCATCTAAATCAAATGGCTTACCACCCCTAGCTCCAATGTACAGTTCTGTGGCACGAGCTAAAGCGTTTTGACGAACAATAGAACGATCCCCATGAAGAGCAGGAATAGGAAACACCTTAGCTGAATAGCTGCTACCACCACCACTAGAAGCGGGTTTGATACTAGTAACACTAGCTACAGGAGCTGTTCCAGGCGCTCCTTTAGCTGTAACGGTAATGCCTTTAGCCTCTACGCCGTAGGTTCCTGTCTCACCATCAAAAGCAATGGTATCTCCAACGTTGCAAGGGGGCTTCTTAAAGCCGTGTTTAACCCAGTTACCATCCACTTTCAGTGAATAGGTCGGCTTAACTCCAAACCGCGTGGTGACATCTTTGGTGGTGATTGACTCTACAACTCCAGACATTGCACTCATACTGTTCTCTCTTTCATTTCAAACCAATTTTTACCCACTGAGCACCCTGCACTTAGCTTCAGGGCTAGTGGGAATCCGAAAGTCTTCTCAAAATACACGTGCGTGTTTGTCAATACATTGAACACCTCCTTTATTGTTTCCTCTAGTTGACCATCAAGTACATCGAATAGTATGGAGTCATGTACTGTGTTTACAAGCCTCACACCCATGTGGTCTTTAAATTTACGGTAAAGAATGCCAAGCATCATTGGAACAATGTCGCCTGTTGCTAGTCCTTGCACGGGGTAGTTCTTTAGTTCTGTGGGGCTAAACGTGTACTCTTTCTTGGTTGCCCAAACTGAGTCAGCGTATTTATTTTTGTATTGCTTGAACACGTAGATTCTACCAGTCTCACTCTTGAATCTCCAGGTTTTACTAAACTCATAGCCATCAATTACGCTGTCGTGTAGACCTTCTTCTTCAGCTCTTTCAGCCATGTCTGTGTGCCACAGTTTGACACTTGGATACCTAGCGTAGAACGTCTCTATAAACTTCTTAGAAATGTCTATGTCGCATCCAGCGTTGTCAGCTAATGTCTTAGCACCAGCACCATAGATCAAACCAAATGTAAGCCGTTTAAACCACTTACGTTCATCTTTGGTAGGTTCCACGTGGAACATATCCTTGTACAGCTCTGTGTGAATGTCCTTGCCTGTACTGATATCTGTGATGAGTTGTCTGTCTTTTGTTACGTGAGCTAGTACAGCAACCTCAAGCTGAGAAAAATCAAACTCAACTAAGCTGCCATCTTTTATTCCATACCTAGAACAAAAGATCTTTTTGATAGGATTGTTGCTGATGTTTTGTAAGTTAGGACTGCTAGAACTAAGTCTACCAGTTGATGTAGATACGTGAGTCAGTCTACCGTGAATAAAATACTGTCCTTCTTTTTTTTCGTCGTGGTCTATTACGTGTTTGCTTAAACCCTGTACATAAGTACTTAGTTGTTTTGTTAGGTCTCTATGTTGTAGTAGTTTGTCTGTTATTTCTTTTACTGTTGTTTCTTTAGTACTAGTATTTATATATGTAAGTACTTTCTCGTCTACTGAGACCTTGCCAGTCTTCTCACTTTTCCACTCATCAAGAGCAGCAACGTCAGAAAAAGGCGGTGTAGCAAACAAAGCAGTTACTTTCTTAGTTTTTGGTTTACCATTCTTGTACAACCCAACAACTTCTTTTGAGTCAACTTTTTTGATGCCACCAAAGAAAAACTTACTCCACTGAAGAGAACTGTTGATGTCTTCTATTGGGTAAAAATCACTACCAATGAATGTACCCAAATAGTCTTTAAGGATTGTTTCGTTGTCAGCAAATTTGATAGCTACTTCAGCAGCGTAGGTCTTGTAGTAATCCATATCTACAGCTAAACCGTTGTACATCATTTCAGTAGTAGCGTGTATGGCTTCCATCTGACTGATAATAAGATTTAACATGCCTTTCTCAGTAGCTTCTGCCATCTGCTTTTCAGCTATCTGGTGAGTATTAAAGACATCCCTGTTTAGATAGTCTTCCAGAAGCTCAAAAGGAACCTTGTCAGCACCAAGACCTTTGTTGAAATAATCAGTAACAGCAGAGTCTTTGACAGGTAGCCCATACTTTACAGCCATACTATCCAGGGAAGGAAACTTAAGCTGTTGCCCTGACAGCAAATACTCAGCAAGTTGTATATCCCAAAGACGATTTTTTTGTAGTTCAAGTTTACAGGCATAGTCTTTGTACAGGTACTGCAAGTCAAACGAAATGTTGCTACCAACTATAAAATCGTACTCATGAGACTTTAGCCAGTGAGTAAAATTACTAATAGAAGGTTCTGGGTACGCCCTATAGAATAAACCAGACCCCTCATTACACAATGTTCCTAGTAACACAACCTTATTCCCAGGATACATTGGATGAGCTTTGTCTAGCTCTCCAGGTGCATCCATTGTTGTTTCTACATCAAGTGTGAGCAATCTCACTTTCATTTTCTCCTAGTTGGTCTTCGTCTATGTGTTCTAGAGCTTCTTCTTGCTCTTTGATCCACTCTTCTTCAAGTTGCTGTTTGTGTCTTATTGTTGTTTTCTTTTTTGCTTTAGCAAGATCTTCGTCATACCACCGTTTATGGCTATTCATAACGTGCTCTTAACGGATCAATTTTAACCATGTACTGACCATGCCGTTCTCCTTCTACTTGGTACCTACCACCACCAGGGAGTTTATTCTTTGGAATATTGATTGTTCTTAGTAACGATTCTTCTGGGGTGCTTGGTGCTTGATATTTACCGATAGTAATGATTGCATCAGCTTCGCCTGGTTTGTCTGTCTTAGAACCACGCAAGGCGTCCATGCCAATAAACGGAGGATCTTTCATGGTATCTACATTACCGTTTAGTTGGCTAGCAGCAATCACAGGGCCGTATTCACGAGCACACTCTCGACCCCACTTGTAGATACGACCCAACCTAAGATCCTCACGTTCTTCTTTGTGGAACCCTGAGATCTTATCCAAGGTATCAAAGATAATCATGCCTGGATTAACGTCTTTAAACAGAGCTGTGAGAGTCTTTACGTCGTTGGTGTCACCCTTAGTGATGATTACTTTCTTGGCGTTACCGCCCATGTAAGTAACGTAGTCTGCCATCATTTTGTCTTTGTCTTCGACAAGTTCTTTAGTTGTCTTTCCAAGAGCTGCTTGAACAACCCTGAAGAACACAGCTTCGCTTTCTTCTTCGTTGTTTACCCAGACAATTGGACGGTCTTTAGGCAGTTGTGGAGCTATGTAGCTAGCTTCACTGGCTAGAAACGTTGTCTTACCAACCTCTACACGAGCAGCAACAATAACAAAGTTACCCGTACGAAGAAGACCAAGACTACGATTAAGAGCCATAAGACGCCACTCGTAACCAGTAGAAACAATACGATCAACAATAACGCCGATGTCAGGTATGACAAACATTTCGTCCTTGTCCACATACCGTTCAACATTGCGTAGTGCTTCTACTGTGAGAGAGTTAATAGCTTCTATGTTAGAAGATCCATCTCGAACCTTACCGCATTCATCAGCAATTCGAGCAACGTAATCCATCTCAATAAGAGTTTTAATAACTTCATCGTAGGCTAGCGTTGGTGTAAACGTTTCCATCTTTTTGATTATATTACGAACTATGGAGATCTTGTCAGCAGTTAATCGCATTGCGTACGTAGCAAACAAATAACTGCTAAACGGCTCCCAGTTGATACTAGTAACAGCAGGAAAAACCTTGTAAAACTCTCCCATTGTTTCAAGAATTGTTACAGTTTCAGACTGTATTACGTGGTTCTTTATGTACGGTCTGTACTTGTCGTAGTTGTGCTTTGATTCAGCACATAAGAACAGTATGTCAAAGTCCAAAATATTTCCTCAAGTTGTCTGGAGTTAAGTTCTTAGGTTCAGGAACAAGGCTACTTGTCATGTTCTTGATTTTTATTTTGCTTGGCAAACAAACCATCAGTCTTTGTAGTATTTTTAATGAAGCTTTTTGTCCTGGTTCATCTGGATCTAGCCAAATAATTACTTTTTTATAGTGAACTAGTAGGTTTATTGTTTCGTCGGGTATAGATGTTTTTAATAACGCTACTGAAGCATGGTGTGTATCTCTACACACACGATAAGCACTCGTGTAGTCTTCAGTTATTACTATAACCTCTGTATCTTTATTAAACCAAGATACTCCTGTGCTTAGTTTTTTGTAATATGTTGTTTTGTATTTTGATTTTGTTGGGTCAAAGCTTCTTAGTTGATACCCGTATTGTTCATTAGCATAATTACTTATTGGAAGATAAAGTTCTTTACAAAACTCTTTAAAGTTACGTCTATCTTGATCATCAGTAGTAGGAAACACATGGTGTTTAGCTAACCAATTGACAATATCAGCACTGTGTACATTTCCAGGTCTAAGATTAAACCCATCAGTACGTCCTACTCTTGGCATATCATCTGTTTCGCTAAACAACCATTTCCTAAGTACTGTACCATCAGTAGAAAGCTCTCTCCAAAACCCATGATCGGAGCAATGGTGACAGTAAGCTACCACTCCTCCAACTACATGTTTGATATAGAGTCTTTTCTTACGGTCTACACCAGCATCACAGCCTTCGTGATCTATGTTTATCTGCTCCCCTATAGCCAATACGCTATAAGGTTGCAGTAGTTTTCTGTCGATCATTAGGATGTTTTAGTACCGTAGATTTTACGGAAAAGTTCTTTAGAAACTTTTTGTTGTGTTTCGGTAAGCTTGTTTGTGTAAGAAAGATCAATAGCAGTAACTAAAGCATACCCATATACGTGTTTCTTACAGATTGCTTGAAGTGCTCTAGGAGACATCGTGAGCGTAAGCTGTCCAGAAGAATACCCTTGACGAATCAGATTGGCAAACTTAACCAAGTTCTTGATCCAGTCTGCGGGGATACCAGGAAACTTACCGTTAAGCATCTTACACTCAACTGCTTCAGCCATGTAGCCCATTCTTACTGTAGTTCCAAAACGATCTAACGTAGCTGTATTCTGTACGTTTGTACCGCTATGAGCACCTGTGTCATCGCCTTGGCCTTGTGTGTTACCAAGAGCAACAATACGAAACCTGTCTTCAGGCGTAATAAATTTATCAGCAGATGTTCCAGGCATCTCTTTGAGAAACAACTTGCCGTTCTCTTCCAGAAGCCACTGGAGACCCATGCTGATCTCAGAAGGGGTAACGTCCCACTCATCCCAAGCAAACACGGCTCCGTAACGTACAGCCTCTGTCAGGGTGCCATCTGTCCAGTAAGTAGAACCATCTTTGGCTTGTTGCTGACCAAAGATCATTGAGCTGTCCATGTCGCCTGTACAATTCAACCGAAAGAATGGACGACACGTATGAGCACAAAGCTGTTCAATGCAAGAACTTTTACCTGCTGCTGTTGGGCCATACACCAACACTTTCTCGTTGTTCTCCCAAGCCAGCAAGATGTCCTTGGTGACTGTTGCATCAAGAACATAATCAGGATCTACAACTGGAATGAAAGCTCGAATGCGTTCATCCCAATCTTCCGGTCTATAAACAGCAACTGGAAAGCTAGAATCAAAAGCAAGTAACGGAAACAACTTTTTTGCATCCATGTGTTTCTCACTAGTACGAAACTCAGGTGTTACTGTAGTAACTTTTTTAGTCGTTACTTCTACGTGTGGAAACAAATCAAGCGGATCAACATCAAATCCAGGGATAGTGGCTTTCTCTGCTGATACGCGCTTAGTCAAAGCATCTTTGATTGCGTCTTTAACCAAGTCTTCAACAGGCTTAACTACTGCGGGGCTAGTCATTTAGCAATTTCCTCTCTATAAGTTCAAGCAATTTGGTGGGTATTTCTTCTGGCTCATTTACTGTAGAACAGTGTTTGTAGTACTTAAATACTGACTCATCACATAAACCTAAACCATATATCTCAACTCGTTTGTTACTTTCTATCTCTTGTATTACTTGTTTTGTAAAAGCTGATAAGTCATAACTGCTAAAGCTTGCAGCAGGTTGACCGTCAGACATTACAATTAACAACCGTTTCTTTTCTTTGCGTTTAATTAACCTGTCATACGCCCAAAGAATTGAGTCACCATCTGGATTACCTGTCATGTGGTCTGAGCTGCAAGCTATGTTTTGAACCAAAGCTTCTTCAGACAATTTGAGTGCTGCAAAAGACTTGTAAATATAGTTAACTGGTGTGTTTATGCTGTGTGAATTATCAGTAAAACCAAGAATCTCAACCGGTACTTTAAGAACACCAAACACTTCATTAAGAAGTACAGCAGCTTCACAAGCAAAAAACACTTTATCGCCAGACATACTTCCTGACATATCAATTAATACAGTTACAGCAGCATCAAGAACGGTATTAGTAACTTTCTTCTTAAAGATACGTTCAGAGAATCCAGGTGTCTTAAGAGCTAACCTAGCCAACCTTGCGTAGTCCATCTTGCCTTGCTTAGTGCCATATTCGTACTGAGTCTTTGCTCGTATCTGTATCAAACGACGTACTTGTTGAGCAAAGTTATCAATGCGAGTTACTTTACTTTCTACTCTTTTGTAGAAATTCTTTATAAAAAAGTGAGAAGCTGCACTATCTCGGTTTAAAAGATAATCAAACCCATCTGAAGCTGTGTTTTTTATGTAATCTACTGTGATGTAGTCATCAATTGAAGCAGCAAGCCAGGTGTAGTCTCTATCACCAACTTCTATCTTGTAGAGCAACCCAGTCTTGTTCATACGATCTTTTTCTTTTGTGTCGTGTGTAGATACAAGCTTAGTGTCTATGTCTGCAAGCTCTACACGAACAACTTGCCACTGATCTTTAGTGATTTTCTTAGATTCATCATCTGATTCAGCATTTCCAGCAGCTCCAGACTCACCTAAACCTTCTATTTCTTCGCCTTTATCGGCTACTTTTTCTTCTTTTGGGGCTTTTTCGTCAGTTAATGGTGGTTTTTCTTCTGGTTTGGAATCTTTTTTTGTTGCTTCGGTTGGTTCTCCCTTCGGGGATTCTTTTTCTTCCTTACCGCCATCTTTAGCTGGTTTAGGAGGTTCTTTGACTCGTTTCTCTTCAGCGTCAGGATCACCCCCTAGAGCTTTAAAGATGTCTCTGGCTAGGTCATAGGTCATTGCTGATCCTAGCTTCTTTCCTGGCTCTTCCTGAGCGTCCAGGAGCCTATTTGAGAAGGGTTCCAGAGTCTTATCCATCTCCCCATCGGTTTTAAACCGACTTCCAGACAACTCACACTGAGGAAACAGCCTAGAACTGACCTTGGTATCCCACTTAATGAGGGATTTGATGATTTTGTTTAAAGGACTAGCTTCTTCTTTTGTTTTTTCTCGTATTTGGTCAAGCAAAAGAGGACAAGATTTATCCCAAAGCTCTCTAAACCCCTCATATTCGGTTGCTTCCAGGGCATTAACCCTAGAGTCTTCCAGAACGTTCCAGATAAACCCAAGAGGACTTGTTTGAGCACTGATTTTCTTTTCTCGAAGAATACCGAAGTCTGAATACAGATCGTGGGCTACTTCGTGATCTGTACTAGCCATAATGCTGTCAAGTTGCTCTTGAGTTGTGTGTCTGGTAATTCTGGGCAGGTAGATTGTTTCTCCGTCGTGCCTTGGTTGGCATTCGTCTTCAAATACAACACGGAGATTTGCTCTACCTGCTGAAGCTTTTACGTACCTAGCTACGTCTAAGCCTTTAATCAACATAATTTAAATTCTCCCTAAGATGAACACGACTTAAGTTCGTCACTCATAACTGCTAAATGAGCTTGCACAGTTTCACGTTCTGCTGGAGTTAGTTTTTTAATGTTATTAATAACAACTAAGCAACATGCCTGAACTTTTTTAAACAAATTAATATCTGCTGTAGTTTTAAGGTGTTTGAGTTTTATTTGAATGTGGCTTTTACCTAGTATTTCACCATTGATACCAGTTAAAGAAACGCTTTCTTTTAAAGCAGAAAGCACAATACTTTTAGCTGATCTCCAGGGACTTGGCATTGAGCTAATTTTGTATTCACTTTTGATGAGTTTCTCAACTTCTTTAAGTTCTTTAGCAAAAGCGTGGTGTTCAGAGTTAGCAAAGCTGGCTGTAACCATTTTTGTCCAGCAGTTATCGCTGCTAGCATCTGAAGCAAGACTGTTTGTTGCTGCGTCATACAACAAAGACTCGTGTAGTACACTCATGATTAATGCCCTTTAAAGTGGTGAGTAAGACCTAAGACACTCGCTAAAAACAGAGCATCGTGCTGTGTACCCATTCCGTGGGATATACGAACAAGACACTCTAAACAACGTTGTTCTAGTTCTTGTTGATCCTGGTGTTGTTGTTGCTTTTCGTAGTCGTCAGGCTCAGGTAAATTGCTTTCATTCACTTTGGTTCTCCATTTGTTATTAATAACAACAACGGGTTTTTGACAGACGCCCCGCGCCCTTAGTGGGGCGGCTGTCGGAAACCCACTATTACTAGCTCATCTGGTGAGCTAGCAAGCCGAAGGCCAGAGCCGTACCCTGGCCTAGGCTTGCAATGTTATTGTTTCTTTTTTTAAGGTCTTCATAATCTTTTTCTGAAATAACCAAAGCTTTTTCAAGCAACTTGACGTAAGTTTTTAATTCTTTAGTAATTATTATGTGTAGCTCTTGGTATTTTCTTGCCCAGTCATCACGGTCTTTGGATACCTCCTCTAGCTTCTCCTCCAATTCAGCGACCCGCTTCTCAAGCCAGATGATCTGCGACGATGCCGGTGTCCCACCTTCTGGGTAGTTTGATCCTCTACTCATCTTTCACTCCTTTATCATTGCGTTTGCTATCGTTTTCGCATCTTCGCACCGACGTTTAAACTCATCCTTTGTTTCATCTGGATAACGGATCATAAATAGCTTTGTCGGTTTCAACGCGGTTAACTTCTGCCCCTCTTCCACTATCTTTTTTATTTCAATCACGGCTTGTTCAAGTGACTCTTTGGTCAGGTTCATAAATCTGCTTCCGTTGGGAACACATCACGCAATTTAATTATTGATTCCTTCAGCCCAAAAAACAATTGAAACAGAGGATGATCTGGCGGCGTCATCAGCGGTATTAATTGAGTCTTAACCATCACCTGTTCAGCCTCGTCTATTGCTGCTCTCCAACCACGCTCAAAGTCATTCATCTTCCATCCCTATCCCATGTGCGCGTTCAACAGCCTTGACCACTTTCCTATTCCACTCCTGCGCTTCGTCATCCCCGCCAACAAACAACCTAATCTCATAATCCGTCAGCGGCTTCCTGACTTTATCCCGCGCTTCCTGCGCTAGTGCTTCCTGCCGGTTTATCTTAGTCATGTGTTCTCCTTGTATGCTTTTAGCAAGAGGCACCACCATATACCCCACAGGTTCTGGGCTTACGATGAACCCTTTCTGGATAAAGAGTGCATGAACCTCGGCATCTCCAACGATGTCGTTAGCCAATGTTATGGCTTCTTCCCGACTCGCCTTGATGAAAGTCACGGCTTCTTGTATTTTTTTATAAGGCAGTTTAGCCACAGTTCTTCTCCCGTAACTTTCGTTCTGTTGCGTATATAGCTTCGTCTGTTGTTTGTGCATTGTCTCTGATTTTTTTAATTTCTGTGCCCAACAAGCCCCGCCAATCATTCTTTTCTACTTTTGAATTTAATCTTTCAACTTCGTCTGACATATCCTGCCTGTTGATTTGCATTACCCTCATCGTCTCAATCATTTGAGAGATATACCGATTGAGAGTTCTAATTTCGTTCGTTAAAAATTCTTCCCTCGTGCCAAACTGACCAAATTTTTTGGTACTCACGTGTTCTTCTCCTTTAGTTTGGCTTCGATGGCGCGGGCAAAATCAGCGTGATAGGTATTGCTCCAGCGACACGAATTTGCAATGTCTGCAATTTCCTCATCCGTCAGCCCAACCCACTCCCTGCGCGGCGGGGCGGTGTAGAGAGGATAATTTCTAAATGACGTTCTGTATCTTGAAACGCCAACAGTAGTATCTGGGGTATGGCTACTAAATTTTAGCGATCCTAAATCTACAAACGCCACAGGTTTCTGTTCCGCAACTGTTAAGGATTCCTTTTCACCCTTTCTGATTGCGGCGTCCTTACGCAGCGCCACAATTATTTCAACGTAGTCACCCTTAAGCCCATCAAGGGCTTGCTCAACTGCGTAACAAAACTTCCTCTTGTCGTTCAGTTCCTCCTGTGCCTCGGCAAGTTTAGCGGCGGTTGTAAACTGGTCAACATTGCATAACCGCAATTGCTCTCTTGCTTCAACAAGTTTGCGCTCAAGTTTACGGGCAAAGTTAAACGCTTCATCAATCGTTTCGCTGCCATCCTGCTCTGCATCCGTTCTTGGTGTGTCGCTCATCACTCCCCCTTTCTGATTGCTGCCGCTGCGCCAGTTAAGATGTGATGCGCGTACACCGAATTAAAACTACCACGTTCCTCACACACCCTCGCGCACCGCTCACGCTCTTTCGCTACCGCATCGGCAAGTTCAGCGGCAGTCGTAAACTGGTCAATATTACATAAATGTAATTGCTCTTTTTCCTCGGCAAGTTCGCGCTCAAGCTGTTCAATCCGCAAAACCTGTTCTATGTACGTCGGTATAAGTTTGCTCATTTCTTCTCCTTTGCGTCCATCTCTCTCAAATCATTGGCGGCGTCTGACACGCCATGCCAATCTTCTTGGCGCACCTTCATTAGCAGATATTGAATTAATATTTCACGGTTGATCATTGCATCACCAAACTAATAGCCACAATTACACACATTAAAATAAGTATTCCACCGATACCAGCATCAAAGAATCCTTCCTTGTAGCCTGCATCGTGACAGTGGCTACAGTGTTCTTTGTCTGGGTAAACGCCTTCCCAGATGTCTTGTTTCTTGCTCATTTATGTATTCTCCGATCTTTAACTGAGATAAATGAAACACTTTTGCGGTCAATACAAGATTGACATTTCCAGATTCGTTTCTTACCGTTAGCAGAAAGAACCTGTTTGATTCCTGCTTCTCTGCGACAAGACTGACAACTAGGATTTAGAGCCATTTTTTTTAGTCTCCTTGAGATACATCATGTATTCAGCAACCATTTGTAGTTCGGATGCTTTCCAAGTTTTCCACGTAGGCTGTGTTTCTTCTTTAAAGAATGTGCGACGAGCTTGAATGTATTCTTCAAGCTTTGTCCACACTCGTTGTTCTTGTCGGTTCATTTTTTAACCTTTTTAACTTTCTCTTTTGCTTTCTTTTCTGCTAACACTTTAGCTTCATAGTCTTTCATACGACGTTTAAAACTATCAGCACTGTTGTGTGTGTCAGCACCACGATATTTGTGTGTCATATCAATCTTTTTATTCATGTGTGTGTTTCTCCTTGTAGTCTTTGTAACGTACTAGATTAAAAGTGAGCAACTACTACAACGCAATTGGATCTCAACTGCACCCTAGTTACCCAAGGTGCAATTAAAAGTAATTACTTACTTTCTTTGGTGGAGTAGTAATCCAGAAACCTGTGATACACGTTGTTAAACGCGAGCTGGACATCAACTGGAGTTTCAAAAGCCATGTGAGGCTCTTCCATCTCGTTGGTTAAAGCAACCATTTCATCGTTAGCAGCAATCTCATCGTCCTCAACGATGATTGTTTCCATCACATCATCAAACTCTTGAGATACTATGAAGTCATACTTGCTACGAGTCATTTTATTTCTCCTAGTTATTTAAAATAAAAGAGAGCAGCGAGCCGCCTCTCACCCCCGAAGGGGGCGGCGAGCTGCACTCGATTAATTGTTTTTGTTATTAGTAACGAGCAAGCCGAAGGCCACAGCTTTATCGTGGCCGAGGGTTGCCTGTATGAAAGTACTTGTTTCCTGTAGATGATTTAACCAAGACTTAAAACAAGAATAAGAAAACCATAAATACAAATAAAAGAAGTTATTACTAATAAAGAATCTTTAAGCATAATTACTTTTCCTTTCTTTGTTTACCACTTACTTCTTGAAGAACTGTTATTTGTTTATTTCTTCTTGATATAAATCTTTTCTTTCCTTTTTGTGTTATTTCTGTTTTATAAAAAGTGTTTCTAAGATTCCAAAGACTATCTCCTTCAGCTATTGTTTCAAACGTTTTACCGTCTCTAGTACTTATTTGAACTTCATATGTTTCTTTGTTGCAATATTTTAATTGTTCAGCTATTCCCATTAGACTCATAATAGACCTGCTATTAGTGCATCAAACAGTTTTGCATGATCAACAGTTACAGTTAAGTGTTTGGTTTTGTTCCATTCTTTCCAACTGATACAAGTAAAACATTCCTTATCAAAGTCTAAACAATTATCCATTACATAATGAATCATTTGTTTTTTTGTAAGCCGCATCTTTATTTTAATGTGGTGGTATTTCTTAGTTGTCATTTAACTAAACCTCCTTTGTTGTTTATTCCTTTAAGATCATCTCGATTAGTTATGAGTGTGTAATTACTTTTGTGTAGTGGTGCTATACACCAGGACTCTCTAACCTTCTTAGCATCTATATCTCCACAATAGATACAGCTCTTATATCCAAGAGCTTGTCTATCTGGATTAACTTCTAAACCACAGTGAATACAATCAATCATCTTGTTGTTCACATTCTGTATCAGTCATACAACCTAAATCAAATTGTGTTTTATATATGTGGTAAGTAATAAAAGCTGTATTAAATAAAGCAAGAATAAAAATAGCAACAGTAATGTTTTTCATTAGTATTAGCCTCTAAATTTAATTTGAGTTAAGTGGTGGGATATTTGGGATCAAGTTTGTTATCCCAGGGATTACTGTAGCGTCCCTTCCAAGCTCTACTGGGTTCTTGATCGTGGTTGGTGTTATTAGTAACACGTTCAACCATTTCGTTGTATTCAACGTGATCAAACGAGATGTCGTGAGACTGAATAAAGCCTCTAACTTCTTCACGAGTAAGAGCTGGTGCCAGGATACGAACTCCATTATTGAAAAGGAAGTCTGATAACCCCTGTGGGGCTATGTTGACTGCCATGAGCATCCCTTCGTTGGGATCTTTGTAGCTGAGGATGTTGTAGAGCATTGTTGGTCTCCAATAAACAAAAAGAAAGGGAGCCGAAGCTCCCATCCTAGGACTGTCTTACTCAACCCGCTTAGCACGCTCCGCAGCTTGAGCTTTGCCTTTCTCTTTGATCTCCACCAGACCGTTAATAACGCCTTTGAGATCCATGCCGAGGGGGTTGTCGTAACGATACATCACGTAGTCAACATCCTTCAGTAACCCAAGAGCCAAGTGGAGCTTCAACCCTGAACCAGCTTCCCGAACCATTGCGTTGAATGCTTTGAAGTCGAAGGTGTTTTGATTTTGAGCCATTTTGTTTCTCCTAGTTTGTGTGTCGAGGGAAGCCCCCTCGAAGAAAGCCCCCCAACACCCGTCACCGAAGCCACGGGAAAGATGCCCTTGGAACGGCGGCAAGCATGACAGCCAGGAATTCGAGACCGAGCATTACCGGAGACTGGACACGTAGCGCAGCGAAGTGCCTGTCGAGGATAAGGCGGAGGGCGAGCTGGCTGGCAAAGGGAGCATAGCGACCTGGTGCTTGATCGCAAGGAGGAGCGCAGCGACGACTGGTGTGACCCCCGCAGGAGGCGTTACGGAGTAACGCGGTATCAAGTTATCTGGGGGGCTGCGGGGGCTTCCATCAACACAGAAACTTGAATAGGAGAAACAAAGTGGATCGAAATTAAAACGGTTACCGAAGACTACGAAGCAAATGATGACCAATGGTTGCTGGATCGGGAATTGAAAAGCGCAACGACTGTTGGGTTACACCAAGAAGGTGTTGGTGGAGTGGTGTGTTGTTACGACTCCGTAGGACTTGGATCACTCACAGGCGTTTTAAGGGGCTGGAGGAATCAATAGGCAACAGGTCTACCAGGAGCAGTGCTTGCGGTTGACTGAGGCTGTCCTGGTGGGTTCTGGAGGCATGTCTGTATGGGGTAGTGGAGTGGTAGTTAGTGGGAGTGATGGATGAGGTAAGTCATTGAATTAACAGTGTGTTGCAATAACATCAATAAGAACAAAGACTTAAGTTAGTTATCCACAGAGTTATCCACAGGTTAGTCCTTGTTGTGGTCTGTGTAGTATCAACAACCCTGTGTTATCCAGGTCAAGAGTCGGGGGTGGGGAGGGAAAAGAATGCTTAGTTAATTATTATATATAGCAACTTATAACAATTCTTATAGTTTATAAACTAGGGGAGGTATAGTAGTACTTCTTAATACTACATATAGTACTTAGTACTACTATTACTATAAAAACACTACTATATATACTATATATAACTACTATATATATTACTGTCTCCTAGAGTCCTCAGTCCGTTAGGACTCAAAGTGAAGAAGATCCGAACCTTACACCAACCTTACAGTTGGCTTACACGAAACTTACAACCTTAAGAAAAGACTCTTACCTTTTTTATAATTTTTTTTTACGAAGACCCTCGTCTTCTTAGAAAATTTGCTTGTTCCCCCAAAACTGTGGTTTACTCCGAACCTTACCTAGCTGGGGGTTTGTAGTAATGCGTAGAGGAACATCAAAGTGGAATCCACATAAGAAGGCTCGGTGGACGGAGCAACAGAAGCTACAAGCCGTAGCAACCTACGTCATGCTAGGCAATCTCACTGAGACAGCTTTAGCCACAGAGATCCCCCGATACACTCTTAGAGAATGGAAGGTAAAGGACTGGTGGAAGGATTTAGTCAATCAGATCCGTGAAGAGGATGTTCAGCAACTGGACAGTAACCTCCAAAGGGTTATCCAGAAGGCTCTAAAGGCTACAGAAGACCGTCTGGATGCTGGTGAATACCAGTACGACCCAAAGACCGGCAAGGTCATCAGAATCCCCATCAAGGCCAATATAGCTCTGAAGATCACCACAGAGCTACTTACCAAACAAGAACACATGAGAGACAAGCCAGAGCGTATGGAGGTTGAAAAGACCATTGACGCTAGGCTAGCTAAGTTGGCTGATGAGTTCGTTAAGTTCTCCTCTGCGAGGACAATTAGCGGCAAGGCTTCAACCGTAGTTGAAGATGTATTACCCATAGCTGTTACTAGTAACACCAACTTAAAAGAGGAAGTTAAACATGGCTAAGATGAAAATGACCAAAGCGAAGATGATGCCGAAAGAATTGGCTTCTGCTGTTTCTCCGATGTCTAGCAAGAAATCGAAGAAACCGATGGCTGCTAAAGCAAAGTCTAAGACAGCTAAGAAGGGCTACTAAGCCTTCTCTATGGCTGAAAGCCGTTTATCCGCAGAGGTTCTCGAAGGGTTTATCTGTAGCGTCCTGAGAAGGAACTTTGATGACCCTGCGGATAACGCTGACTTTCACAAAGAGATCTGGCAATACGTTTGTTCTCCAGACTCCAAGGTAGCCATTGCAGCACCGCGTAACCACGCCAAGAGCACCGTAGTAACTCACGCTTATACCCTAGCATCTGTCTTATTCAGAGAACAGACTTACGTAATTATTGTCTCTGATACTGTTGGTCAATCCGTACAGTTCCTCGGAGACATCAAAAAGGAACTTGTAGAGAATGAAGATCTTAGAAATTTATTTGGTGTTAGAGAGTTTGTTAAAGACACTGAAGACGACCTTATTTGCAGTATGGATGACGGCCACTTGTTTCGTATTCAAGCTAAGGGATCTGAACAAAAACTGAGGGGTTTAAAGTGGAAGAACCGTAGGCCAGGTCTTATCGTTGGGGACGATATGGAGAACGATGAGATCGTAATGAACCGAGACAGACGGTTAAAGTTCAAACGATGGTTCTATGGAGCCTTGCTTCCAGCTCTGTCTGACAAAGGCAAGATTAGGTTAGTAGGTACTATCCTTCACCTTGACAGCCTTCTTGAGAACCTAATGCCTAGCAGCCTTCTCAAGACTATTGCAGGAGGCCACAAGAGCCTTATTCGGGAAGACCTACGAGAATACACAGACGTAAGACTGTCTTGGAAATCTATCAAGTACCGAGCACATACGGAAGACTACAGTAAGCTTCTCTGGCCCCAAAAGAAGTCTGCCAAAGAGTTTAAGGCTATGAAGGAAGACTACGCTAGACAAGGACTGTCTGATGTCTACAGTCAGGAAATGTTTAACGTTCCTGTTGATGAGACAGATACCTTTTTTAAGAAACACGATTTCATAGCTATGACTGGGGACAACAAAAAGAAAAAACTTTTGTATTACATTACCTGCGATCTAGCGGTATCTCAGTCCCAAAAGGCTGACTATTCGGCTTTCTGTGTAGCTGGCATGGATGACGAGAACAAGCTTCACTTAGTCCATGTTTTAAAGGAGAGACTTGACTCTTTACAAATAGTGGATACTATGCTTGCCTTACAGAGGATCTATAAGCCGGTACTCTTTGGAATCGAAAAGGGTGTTATTCAGAAGTCGATAGGCCCGTATCTTAATGAGGCGATGCAAGAGCGCAACGAGTACATCAGCACAGCTTTACTGGCTCCGTCTGCTGATAAACTTACCCGCGCTAGAAGCATACAAGCCAGAATGAGAGCTGGGGCTGTAAGATTTGACAAAGACTCTGATTGGTACCAGTCTTTCGAGGATGAGTTGATTAGGTTTCCGCGTGATAGGCACGATGACCAGGTAGATGCGTGGGCATACATGGGATTGATGCTTGATAAAATGTGGGAAACCCCCTCCGAGAAAGAGGACGAGGACGAAGAGTACCGCCTTATGGTTCGTAAGTTTCAGTCTGACGATATGGTGGGCAGAAGCCCCGTTACCGGATACTAGCCGAAAGAGAGAGATATGGAATACACCTACAATTTAAAAACAGATGATCTGATCTACGAACCAAACATTGCAGATCTTCTGACTGATGACCAACTACAAAGTATTGGCAATCAAATAGTTTCAGATTTTGACGCAGACCTTCAAAGTCGTTCCGTCTGGGAAAAAAAGATGGAAGCCAGTATGAAGCTGGCCTTGCAAGTAACAGAAACAAAAAACTTCCCTTGGCCTAACGCCAGCAACATTAAATTCCCCCTAGTCACTATTGCAGCTCTTCAGTATCACGCTAGAGCCTATCCGACCCTTATCAATGGAGATACTCCCGTTAAGTGTCGTGTAATTGGGGAAGACTCTGACGGAGAGAAGACCAAACGGGCAGAGCGCATTGAAACCCACATGAGTTATCAGATCATGGAAGAGGATGAGGCGTGGGAATCTGAGATGGACAAAGCTCTCATAACACAGCCGATTATTGGCTGTGCTTTTAAGAAGAGCATGTTTGATCCCATACGCGGTAAGAACATTAGCGAAAACATCCTTGCTAAAGATCTGGTAGTCAACTATTGGACTAAGACTCTAGAGACAGCTCCGAGGATTACCCACATACTGTTTTACAGTAAGAACGACATCTATGAACGGGTGGTACGGGGTCTTTGGAAAGACGTAGGCGTTGAGCGTCCTACAGAGTCTGGTAGTCTTGGAGAGAACCGAACTCTCAATGCAGCCAGTATTAAAGCTCAAGGACTAACACCTCCCCAACCAACTGACCACAGTACCCCATACGAGATTCTTGAACAGCACCGTTACTTTGACTTTGACGGTGATGGTTACGAAGAACCTTATATCATCTATGTACGTAGGGATACCCGTAAGGTAGCTCGTATTGTGGCTCGTTACTTTGAGAGCAGTATTCAACGTAACGACAAGGGTGTAATCCTTCGTATCATGCCTGAGCACTGTTTTACTAAGTATCCCTTTATTCCCAGTCCAGATGGGGGCTTCTATGACCTTGGCTTTGGTGTCCTTCTTGGGCCTCTTAACGAGTCTATTAACACCCTTATCAACCAGCTTGTCGATGCTGGAACCATGTCTGTCACAGCCGGTGGTTTCCTTAGTCGAGGAATCAAGGTACGAGGCGGCAATTATTCCTTTACGCCTTTGGAGTGGAAACACGTAGATACCACAGGCGATGACCTTAAGAAGGGGATTATGCCTCTTCCGGTTCGTGAACCTAGCCAAGTATTGTTTACCCTTCTCAGTCTCCTGATTAACTACGGAGAGCGTACTGGTGGGGCTGTAGACATCCTTGTAGGCCAGAGTCCAGGCCAGAATACTCCTGCTGAGACTAGTCGTACGGTTGCTGAAGAAGGAAAAAAGGTCTTCAACGGAATCTTTAAACGTACTTACCGATCTCTTAAGAACGAGTTCCGTAAGCTTTACCGACTTAACCAGTTGCACATTACCGAGAACATGACCTTCATTTCTGAAGCTACGGATAGGGGCGTAATTCTGGTTAAGGACTATGAGGGGGATTCTAGTGACGTACGTCCGTCAGCAGACCCGAGTATTACCTCCGATGCTTTGCGTCTTCAGCAAGCTCTTGCAATGCAAGCGTCAGTAAAAGAAGCACCTGGCCTTTACAACCGTTACGAGGTTGAAAAACGCTTTCTCAAAGCTCTTCGTATACAGGATGTTGATCTGTTGTTGCCTGATCCTAAAGGCCCGAACAAGATTGAACCGCCCGTCAATCCTAAGATACAGATTGAACAAATTAAAGCCAAGACTAAAGAGGCTGAGTTGGATTTGCACATGAAGCTTGGTCTCCTCAAGCTCATGAAAGAAGCAGAAATAGCTCAAGCAAAGATCCACAAGATGGAAGCAGAAGCCAAGTTAATTGAAGCAGAAGTAGGTACGGTTCAAAGTAAACAGAAGGTAAACGAGATCAACACTGCCATAGCGATGCAACGTGAACGGCGTGAAGGAATCCTTGGCAGCATCGAGACTATGACTAAAGCATTTGGAATGATGAAGGGCGACGATAGTTTCGGTGGGCAAGGTGGTGATACTCCGCAGATGCCCCAACAAGGAATGATGCCGCAACAGTCTGTGGGTCAACCTGTATGAGTATTGGTTTTATTCAAGACAAAGATAGGACTAAGTATATGAGTATTGCTGTCACTACGCAGGACTACGAAGAATGGATGACTAGTCCTTGCACTTTAAAGTTTATGAAGAAGCTGAAGGAAGAACGTGAGCAAATGAAGGAAGGGTTAGTAAATGACATTTACGAACACCCTGAAGTAGTAAAAGGAATGTGCAAATCAATTGCACTTATTTTAACTCTTGAGTATGAGGACTTACATGAGCCAAAGTATGACAACCAGCGGAATCAATCCAGTGGGACACAGGATTCTGATCCTGCCTAGAGACATAGCAGAAAAAACAGCAAGCGGTATTATCCTCGCCACAGAACAAGGACGAGAGCGAGAACAGATGTCAAACACTACTGGCGTAGTTATGTCGATGGGCGAAAGCTGCTACGAAGAAGCAGACAAACCTTGGTGTGCAGTTGGAGACAAAATAGCCTTTGCCAAGTACGCAGGACTTCTCTACGTAGGCAAAGACGGTAAGAAGTATCGGATCATTAACGACACCGACGTTACGGCTGTATTAGATTCTGACGTTGAGCTAGTTGATCCCTATCTTGTTACTAAGAACATGACGAGCTAGTTGACCGAGATATTTAAAAGGAGTATATGATGGCTGAAAATGAAGCTAGCACCCAAGAAGCTTCTGAGACAGAGGGTTCTGAAGTAGACGCAAGTGTCATTCAGGAAGCTGTGTCGCAGGGTTGGGTCTCTAAGGAGAAGTACCGTGGTGATGAAAAAGACTGGGTTGACGCCGAGACTTTCGTTAAGCGAGGTAGAGAGATTCTTCCTATCCTTAGGAAGAACAATGAAAACCTTCTTAAAGAACTTAACCAAACCAAAGAGAACCTTAAAGAATTCAAACAAGCAGCAGACGAATTCAAAAAGTTTCAAAAGGAAGCGTACGACCGTAAAGCCAAAGATCTAGAGGCACAGGTTGAGCAGTTGCGTGAAGCACGTGCTCAAGCTATTTCTGATGGCGACGGTAAGCGAGTAAACGCTCTTGACGATGCCATTGACACCGTTAAAGAGGAAGCCAAGCAAGCTAAGGACGACAGTGTTAAGGCGGCAGAGGTTAAACCAACGCCCAATATAACTAGCACCATTGATCCTGCGCTTCAGTCTTGGTTAGATAGTAATGACTGGTTCGGTAAAGATAAGAGGCAGACTTCAATAGCTAACGCTATTGGCGAGACAATCAGACAGGATATGCCTCACCTTACGGGTAAAGCGTTCCTTCAAAAGCTAGATGAAGTTCTGGAAGAAGAGATGCCACAGCGGTTCGGTAAGACTCAACGAACCCCCAACTTTACTGCGGAGTCAGGCAGCAATCGGCCTAGACCTAACCAAGGAAGTGGTAAACATGGCTATAACGATCTTCCCCCAGAAGCCAAACAAGCTTGCGATAGATTTGTTAAGCAGAAGTTAATGACCAAAGAACAGTACGTACAAGAGTACGACTGGTCTTCTTAACCAGAAAGGGATTACTATCATGCCTCGCGCTAAAACTATTGAAGAGAAACGGAACGAAGCTTTGGCAGAAATTGCCCAACGTCGTCAGCCAGCCAGTGAGCCTACCCCAGCCAGTAATGGTGCTACTCGCCGTAAACGTGGCGTGTTTAACGGAACTAAGGGTAAATTGTCTGTTGATGCAAACATTCCAGGTTATCATTTGCACATAATGAATGATGACAAGACAAGGATTCAGGATGCACTGGATAACGGCTACTTGTTCGTTAAACCAGAAGAAGTTGAGGGACTCTCGGATAACGTGGTTGCCAGAAATGGTGACTTAGGAGATAGCAGGATACGTTTCTTGGTTGGCGCTAGGGATAAAGGCGAACCAATGTACGGGTACCTGATGAAGATTCAGCAAGAATGGTTTGAGGAAGATCAAGCTGAACTTCAAGCAAAAAACGATAAGATTGATTCTGCCATCAGGAAAGGCAACATTACGGGAGTTGATCCCATGTTGTACGTTCCCAAAGACGGTATCAAGCTTTCTTAAACTTTATCTTTGGAGTAATTTAATATGGCTAATACCAACAAGATTAACGGGTTTAACCCCGTTGGCTACTTGAATGGTGCCGCCTACTCTGGTCAAGCTCGTATGTACGCAGTCCCTACTGGGGATACTACTGCTTCCTACGCCATCGGTGACGTTGTTCAGTCGGCTGGTGGTTCAGATGCAAATGGTATTCCCTACATCATCAAAGTACCCGTCGCTTCTGCGTCGAGCTTTGTTGCTCTTGGGGTTGTTGTGGGTGTGAGTGTGGCTGATGCGGGTGTGTCACTGGTCGGTACTTCTCTCAGTCTAGAAAATACGTACATCTTGTCTGGCACTCGTACTGCTGTTCGGTATGTGTATGTTGCAGATGATCCCAATCTGTTGTTTGAAGTTAGTGCCGGTACAACTGCTACGAATATTACGCTTGCTAAAATGCGCTACAACGTTGGCATTGCGTCAAACTATTCGGGTGCAGACCAAACCTACGCTATCAGTCAAAACACGTATTTGGCTCCATCTTCGCCGTACTCAAACATTATTTTGTCAAGTGCTACCGTGAATACGACCAACACGTTGCCGATTCAAATGCTGGGTCTGTCTCAAAAGCCCGACAATGCAATTGGAGCTTATGCTCGAATTCTTTGCCGGTTCAATAACCACGAGTTTGGTGTTGCCACTGGCACGAACTTTACTGGTCTGTAAGGGGAAACTATTATGGCTGGAATTATCACAACCGGTAGTCACCCTAAAGCACTTTGGCCTGGAGTCAAAGCGTGGTGGGGTCAGGTCTATGACGAACACAAAACTGAATACACTGATCTGTTTGATACTGACAACTCGCATCAAAACTACGAGGAAGATGTTCAACTGACCAGTTTTGGTTTGGTTCCGATTAAGAACCAAGGCCAAGCGGTTACGTACGACTCAGAAGTTCAAGGCTTTGTTACCCGTTACACGCACATTGCGTATGCTATGGGTTACATTGTTACGAAAGAAGAGTTGGACGATAACCTGTACGAGGCGATTTCTCGCAAACGTGCATCAGCTTTGGCTATGTCTTTCCGTCAAACGAAAGAAAACGTTGCAGCTAACATCTACAATCGTGCCTTTAACAGCACGTACAAAGGTGGCGATGCGGTTGAGCTTTGCTCGACTAGCCACCCGAATACGACTGGCGGTACGTGGGCTAATAAACCTTCCGTAGATGCTGACCTGAGCGAAGCAGCTCTTGAAGACGCAATGATTGCAATTATGGGTTTCCAGAATGACCGTGGTCTTTTGATCTCGGTTATGCCGCAAACCTTGCACATTGCTCGGAACGAGGTGTTTAACGCACAGCGTATTCTTCATAGCTCGTATCAGCCTGGTACTGCTAACAACGACATCAACGTGCTGAAATCTGGGAATTACATTCCTGGTGGCTTTAAAGTTAACCACTACTTTACGGCTGCTCATGCTTGGTTTATTCGGAATAGCATTCCTGGTAAAACTGGCATGAAACACTATGAGCGCGTTAGCATCATGTTTGACCAAGACAATGACTTTGATA